AATTTAAATAAATATTGTCTAAAAAATTATAAATCATAATTAATTTATAATAATAAATTAATTATATCTAAAATATGCATTTAAAATTACTGTTATACTTTTCTTAATGCAAATGTATTAATATTATTTATATTTTCAATTAAAAACAACAATGCATTTTCATACTCAGACTTTTTATTATGTAAAATTCTTTTAGAAGATAAAAAATCTTGTAGATTTATACTAATTGTCATTATAATACATCATATATAATATCTCATGTTTAAATTATTTTAATTTATAATTATATTAAAAATTTATAATTTAAATATAATTATTAAAAAATGTGTTTATTTATGACTAAATCTTACAAGGCATGATTACTTTTTTAATTTTATTTTTAATTAGCTAATTTCAAAAATTTATAAATAAGTATTTATTTATAAATTAGATTATTTATTAAACATGATAAATAAAAAAAACTAATAAAATATTTAAGTTTTCTATTTTTTCTTACTATTATATGTTCAAATTTTTTAATAAAACAATTTACATTTTTTATTTTATCTAGTATTATTGTTTTTATATTTATATTATTTAATTTTTTTTATTTTTATTTTTTGTTTTATAAGTTTTATTACCTAATAAAACAAAATATTTTAATTCATTATAAATATTTTTAATATCATTTAAATTTTTATTAAGGATTAATAACAATATTTTCTGAACAATATTTATTATTAATTAATATAGTATTAATTAATAATAAATATGTTTAATTAATAGTTTTATAATTATAAAGTATTTTTAAATATATTAAGTAATGTTTTTATGAGGCTTATAGAGTGTCTATATATTTATAAAATAATTTATTTAATAATAGGTATATGTATAATTTCAATACGATATGTATCTTTATTAATTTTTTCAGGAATATTATTAGAATCATAATGTACTCTACCAATAGGATAATTAAGATCAAAATCATAAACAACACCTGTTTCAGGATTATACCAATAATATAAAATTTCAGTATCTGAAGAACCAATAATACCACGAATTTTTACTACTTTAACTTTAATAGTAAGAGAATTAGTACTATTAGAACCATTAGAAATTTTCATATCTTCAATAGTATCTTCTTTATATGCAGGACCAATATGTTTATCAAATAAGGATATTTCATTAAATTGAAAACATCTATATCTTGAACCCATCATATTGTGTGCTTTGAATAATTCACAATCAATGGCAACTTCTTTAACTGCATCTAAAAAAGTAGAAATTAAATTATTTTTACTACTTGCTAATTCTTGAATTTCAAAATCTACAGTTTTTAAATCATTAGGATCTTCTATTATTTTTTGTTCTTTTTTAGATAATTGACCTTCAATAATTTCAATAATTTTTACATTGTGTTTAACAGATCTATATCTAAAAATATCAACATGACGATCTTTAATTGGAAGATATTTATGAGAACATTGACGAATTGCTCTACCAATCATTTGAATCATTCTTACTTCATGCCAATAAGGTTCCATTAAATGTACTTGTCTTATAGATTCCAAAGATATACCTTCAGCACCTGCAGGAGAGAACATAATAATTTTAATAAGTTTTCCATAACAATTATCTTTTTCATTTTCAATTTTGATAGTTTCTTTTCTAATTTCTCTATTAATTCCATTATGAAATTCTCCATATCTAAAATAATCTTTTGAATTATTATTTTTAAAACTATCAAAACCAAAATATTTTAAATATACTTTTAACATATCAAGTCCTTCTATTAATACATAATTTGAATAAATTAAAACAGGTCCAGGACTTTTAAATATATTAAATATTATTTGTATAAATTTTGCAGAACATTTATGCATTTCTTTTATTAATTCTGATTTATTTTTTTCATTATTCCAATAATCTTCCCATTCTTCATATTGAGAAAATAATTCAATATCTTTTTTTATATTTGATTTTGATTCAAGTTCTTTTTTATAAATTTTTTCTAAATATTCATCAAATGTTTCTTTAAATTTATCTAACATTTTAAAATATCCAAGAGATTGTGATGATAATGTTTTTTTTATCATTTCTGTATCTTTTGTTTTTAATAATAATTCCATATCTTTTTCACTTATTTTAAATTTACTTGGTCTTGGTCTTGATTCACCTGTAACTGTTTGATTTATTGGAGGAAAAACAAAATTTGATGATTGACATACATACGTTTTATAAGTTTCTGATTGTGATGAAGTTAATGAATTATATTTTTGTTTTGATTTTGCCATTTTTGCTTCAATTTCTTCATAATATTCATAAATTTCTGTTTGATATTGTGACATTTTTACATCTACATAATGTGTTGTTTGTGTTGCATATAAATCTGGTGTTGCACCTATATAATATGATACTAAACCCATTATTCTTCGTTGAAACATATTTTTAGTTTGTAAATTTATTGATTGAATTTTATTATTGTTAACATATGTTTGATTAAATAATACTTCTGATTTTGGAAAAATTCCTGGTCTTAATAAATTAAATAATAATCCTAATTCAAATGGTTTATTAATTGCTGGTGTTCCTGATAATAATATTATTCTTGTTGTAGGATTATCTTTTTTATCTTGTATTATATAATCATAAATATTTACTGCTCTTCTCCCTTTTTTTGAAGTTAAATTTGAATATACATTTCTTATAAAATTATGTACTTCTTCTATTATATATAAATTTTTTAATGTACTGTCTGTTTTTTTTATTATATCCATAAATTCTACATCTGCATATGGAGAATCATAATGTATCCATTTTATATTTGCATATCTGTGTGCATAATCTTGTTCTCCCAACCATTTTTTTAAATCAGTTTCCCATGGATTATCATGTAATGATGCTTTTATTATTAAAAATACATTCCAACCTGATGTAGCATTATATAAAACATTATATACATTAATTGCTGTTGCAGATTTACCTGAACCTAATCCGTGATATAATAATATATCATGATATGGAGATTTATAATCTAAATATTCACCAATAAATTTTTGATATTTTCTTAATTCTAATTTTGTTTTTATTTGACATGGATCTTCATCATCTTTTCTTATTATTTCAGGCAATTTATATTTGGAATAATTTTTTAATATCCATATTGGAAATAATCTTCCATTTATTTTTAAATTTGGATAAATATTTTTATCTTTATATTCATCTTCCATTTTAATTTATATAATTAAAATTGAAAATAAATAAACTTTTAAAAAATATTATTATATGATACTTATTATAAATATTATATTTTTCTTTATAATTAAATGTCCCGATTTTCAGTGAAAAAGATATAATAAAAGTATAACAATAATTTTATTATATATATTTAACTAAAATTTTTAATATTAGCTTTTATTATTAATTTTTTATTTTGCTAATTTTGATATCATAATTTAAATAATAAAATACTTTTATTGTCTTATAATATACTTAATATAAAATTTTATTTTCAATATAAAAAGAAAGATTATTAAATATAGAAGAGATTATGATTTAAAAAAAATGAAATAAAAAAAATATATTACAAAATAAGAGATCAATATCAAGTAAAAATAAGCCTATAATAGATGCAATTACAGTAAATTAACTAAAAAAGTGTCTTGATTTTAATTAAAAAAGATATAAAAGTATCAACAATATAAAATAGATTATAAATATAAATTTTTTTATGATTATTTATTATAATACAAAATAATTAATGGATATAAATATTTCAATATGTTCATATAATTTATATTGGAAAATTATGGAAAATAATTCAAGTCCTTTAATAAAATCTATTGGAAAAAAAAATTTAAATAAATTAAAATTAAATATATTAAATAATATTTATTTAATAAAAAATTATTATAATCCTTTTTTTTATTGTTTTCAAGAATCATCTAATTATAAAGATATTATTGATTTATTTGAATTTAAAAAATCCGAATATAAATATCATATTGGATTTTCTTGTCCAGAATATATTTTAACTATTTGGAATTCATTATTATTTAATGATGAAATTATATATGATGGTGAATTTGAAAAAGGCAGACCATTTACATTAATAATTTTTAAAGATTTAAGATTTAAAATTAATTTTATTTTAATAAATATTCATGCAAGTCATAATATTAATACAATTAAAAGTATATTTCACCCAATACAAAATATTATTAATAAAAATATAAATAAAATAAATAAATTTAATATTAAAAGAATAATAATAGTTGGTGATTTTAATAGAAATATATCAGATGAAATTAGACAAAATCCTAAAATATTTTTCTTATTTATAAATTCTATTAAATTTAATTTTTTTTCTAAAATTACATCTAACAAAACATGTTGTAATTTGTCTGGATATGGATATAATAAAAACTATGATCAAATTATTGATTCATATTGTGAACCAATTTTAATTCATCAAATGAATAAAGAATCAAAATATATATCAAAATCTTCTGATCATTTAATGATTTTATCAATAGTAAAAAATGCTGTATAATTAAATATATTAAAAAACATAAAAATTATATAAATAAAGACATATTAAATATTTATTATGTCATTATTGTTTTTTGTTTTTTATTAGTAGCTAATTTTGAAGGATTTTTTTCATTTAATTTAATATTATGATTAGATATTTTTGCTGAATTATTTTTGAAATAAATTTCATTTGAATTATTATCTAATATTATATCTTCATTATCATCAGGAATAATTTTTAGATATTGTAGAGCTTTTTTTGCTGCTAATTTTTCTCCTTTTTGTTTTGATGAACCAATACCTGTTCCAATTATATTACCATTATTATCTCTCACATACATTTTAAAATATTTTTTTCCCATTTTATTATTATCTATTATTACTTCCATAACATTATATTTTGGATCACCCCAACCTAATTTATGATATTGTTGTAATAATTCATCTTTATGATTTGTTTCAGTTTCTAATAGTAAAGTTAAATCAATTTCTTCTTCAATTAAATTAGTAACAAATTGATAACAAATATCAAAACTTTTTGCTCTTGATTTTTTTATTAGATCTAATTTATTTCCAATATCTGAATATTTAATCCCCATAGAATCATAATAAATTGCTGCAATAAAAGCTTCAAAAATATCACATTGAAATTTATTATTTTTTTCTCTTGTTCCGATAGCTTCTAAATTTCTTGGTATTAAAATATATTTTGGCAAACCCATTTTTCTTGCCATTTCTGCTAAAGAAGAACCATTTTCTATTTGTGATCTTAGTTTTGTTAAATCACCTTCATTCATATTTTCATATCTGATAAATAAATAATCAGATATAATTTGTCTTAAAATTGAATCTCCAACTAATTCTAGTCTTTCATAAGATGTTTCTCCTAAAGGAACAGCCATATGTTTTTGTTCATTAGAAATTGGTATTAAATCTTCATTTTTTAAAAAATTTATACCCATTAATATTGTTTTCAAATTTTTAATTTCTCTATAATCTTTATTTGTATAAGATGGATGTGTCATAGCAAAATTAAATATTGTAATATCATAAACTTCATATTCAATACCATAATTTTTAAATATTTCTTCTATAAAATTTTTTGTAATTTTTGTGTTTTTTTCATTTAAAATATATTTTTTTAGTTCTTCTGGATCATTATTAGTTTTTTTTAACATTTCATCTCTTTTTTTTTCCCAATCAAATTTTATTTGTGTGTTCATAATTAAATATAATATATTTATATATTTTTATATTTAATTCTATTAATATAAATAATTAATATTTATAATTTCAATTTTTTTTGTAAATAAGTGTAATATGATTATTTTTATTTATTATAAAAATTATTTTTTACAAATTTCAAATATTTTTTTTACAAATTCATTATTTATTACATTTATATTATTCTTTATTTTAATGCTTTCAAAATTATATTCATTCAATTTTCCTAATTGTACTTGATTTTTAATATCAATAATAAAATTTTCTGTAATTTCATTAATATTAAGATTTTTTAATTTATTTATTAAAATATCTGCATTATTATAAATTTCTAATGAATTTGTTCTATTTAATATTTTATCTGATACATTTATTAAATCAATGAAAAAATTATTATTTTCAATATGAAATTCATTTTTTAAAGTTAATTTATCTAATATATAATCTTCAATTCTATTGTACATTAATTTTGCATTTTTTTTATTAATAATTATATTATATTTTTTACCAATTGTTATAATTTCATTTATTAAATCATCTTTATTTTTTTTATATAATTCAAAAACATCCATATTATTTTTTAAATTTGATTTTTTAATTACTTTTTCTTCTACTTGTTTAATCTCTTTTGTATTAAATTTATTTTCAATTTTTATTTGTTTATCAAAAATAATATCACTTTTAATATTTCCTCCAATATTTATATTTAACAAAGGTATAAGTTCTGGTATTATTAAAGGTTTAATAACTATATTATAATAATTTATTGGACTTGTATTAAAAATATCATAAAATTCATCTTTTGGTTTTAATTTAAAATGCATCCATGGTATTTTTTGACCCCTAAAAAATGAAAAACATGATGTTTTAGAATTTTGTTTTTCATATAAATTTATAGAATTATTACAAACTTTTATCCATTCTATTTTTGTATCAAATTCTACTGGATAAGTTATATTTGAAGAATTACCATCAATATTAATAAATTTTGGAAGATGACAAATATTATTTTGTTGTTTTGTATTATTATAAAAATCAATAAAATAAATATTAGAAGAAGTTGAACTATTTATTATACTACAATAATTTGTTTCATAAGTATCATTCATTTTTTTACAATTATCTAAATAATTCCATTTTTGACCTTCAACCATAATAATAATTGTGTTCCATGGTTCTGTAATATTACAAAAATTTGTGTCATAATAACTATTAAATAAATTAAAAAACATTATGTCAGATTTAGATAAACATTCTGGTTCTTCAATAATTGATGAAGAAAAACATGGAAAAAATAATTCATAAAAAGTTTGATAATTATTATAATATTTCAAAAAATATACAATTGCAATATTTAAATCTGGTGATGTTGTTGCATTGTCCAAATATTCACCAATTGTCATTAAGAATTTACTATTATCATTTTTTATAAATACAATTGCACCATTTTTATAAAAATGACAATTTCTATTATCAAATACTATTATAAAATTATATATACCATAATGAAATTCTTTTAATCTTATTATTTTTTGTTGATTTAATAAATAATTTACTCCACCTTCTAATTTAATATTTTTTAAATTTAAATATTTTTTTTTATATTTAATATATTTATTTTTATACATTATATTATAATTATAATTAAATTTTAGTATATTCTATTTTATTATTTGTAGAATTATTTACTTGTGTCATGTCTATTGACATTGGATTATTAATTTTTTCATGTGATTTTAATAATATATTTATATATTTTTTTAATTCCAATGAACCATTTGTATAATACATTAAATTATCCAAACAATCAAACCATGTTGGTTTACTTTCTTCCCATCCTAATTTTTTATATGGAAAAAAAATATAACTTAAATGTGATAATACTTTTATAGCATTTTTTTTTCCATATTTTGGTATTATCATTATAATTGGTTGAATACCTTGATCTTTATTAAATTCTTTAATTCCTCTTGCTCTAAACAAATTTATTAATATTTTAATTTTAAAAATATTTTCATATAATTTTGGATCAGAGTACCAAGATATTATTAGTCTTGATATTGTCCACATTAATATTTCAACTTTTGGCTGAAAACAAATTATATATTCTTGTGATAAAATTTTTAAAGCCTCTTCTATTGTTGATTTATTTATTATTATATCTTCTGGTGTTTTATTTTTTAATAATATTGTTGATAAAAAATTATAATCAATTGGTTTTGAATATTGAAATGATAAAGTATTTAAATTTGGTATTAATTCTTTAGTTATTACTCTAAAATTTTTATTATTATAATTTGATGATATTTCTACATAACCTCCCACTATTTTAAAATTCAAATAATCAAATAAATTTGTTGAACTTAGCAAATTAAATTCATTATCAAAAATTATTTTTTTTTGAAAATTTAATAAAAAATTTTTTATCATTATTATTAATTCTTTACCTAATGATAATGTATCAATTGCATCATCATAAATTAAATATTTATACATTAATGTATTTTTAAAATTATAATATAATTCTTTATCAATTGGATCAAATTTTTCTAATAATGTCATTAATGAAGGTTTAATTATTTCATTAATATTATCTAAACCTAAAAATTCAATTGATTTATTTTCATGAATGTAAAAATTTTCTTCCCATTTTATAATATTATTATTTATAAATAAATCATTTATCATTTTTGTAATATATTTAATATAATCATCTTCTTGTCCTGCTTCAAAATTATATATAATAAAATTTTCTGGTTTATATATTTTATCTAAATTTATTTCATTTGAATTTATTTCTTTTTGTTTATTTATTTTTTTTAAATTATTATATTTTATATTTATATTTTTTAATATTTTTAATATTGAATCATTTTCATTAAATTCAATTATTATTTCTTCTATTTTATCTAAATTTATTTTTTTTATTGAATCATTAAGTGTTATTAACATATAACCTTTTATATCATTATTATTTAATAATTTATATTGATATAGTGTTTTATCAATATAATTATCATCATTTTCTAATTTTATAATATATCCATTAGAATTCCAAATTACTTTAACAATATATCCAATATATTTATCATTTACTAATATATAATCATCTATATTTAATTTTTCAATATTTTCCATTTTATATATTTAGTTTATTAATATTATTATTTTATAAAAAACTAAATATATTTAATAATTTTTTTATTTGATTTTAAATTATTGATTTTTAATATACACTAAATCTCTTTATAAAATAATATAATATTAAATTTAATTTTAATATTATTTTTGATATTTTTAATACTAAGTTTAAAATTAATATTATTAATCAAAAAATATTTAATAATACAATCAATAATACAATCAATAATACAATCAATTTTATTATTTAAATATTTATTATAACTATTATTTAAAAAATCATTTTTAATTCAATTATATAAAATATTAATATATAAATTAAAAATAATAAAAATAAACAGTTTTCTTTCATCACTTTTATTATAATATTAAACATTAAATTTATAATTAAATATTAAAATATTATTTTTTAAAATTTTAATATTTATAAATTCAAGACAACTCTCTCAAGAAAAACCAAAAAAATATAAAAAGTATATAAGTATAATAAATTCAGTAAAAAAACTGAAAAAATATAAAAAAAGAGTAAAAAAAATTACTGAAAATTCAATTTTTACTGAAAAACAACATTTTTTCAGTAAAAAAACAGATTTAATAATTAATATAAAAATATATAACACTAATATATATTAAAAATGAAAGAATATTATTGTAATAAATGTAAAAAAAAATTTAGTCAAAAAAGTAATTGGATACAACATACACAAGAAAGAAAAAAACCATGTATAAAAAATCAGTTTAAATTGGGAGTAAGAGAGGAGTGGGAGGAAAAAAATAAAAATGAAATAAAAAAAAATAATAAAAGTGATAATGAATCAGAAAATAAAACTGAAATAAAAATATATAATAAAAGTGATAATGAATCAGAAAATAAAACTGAAATAAAAAAAAATAATAAAAATGATAATAAATCAAATAAAATATATTCTGTAATTAAAAAATTTTGTTGTCAATATTGTTTAAAATTATTTACTAGATCCGATAATTTAAAAAGACATATTAATAATATAAAATGTGAAATTTTACGATTACAAGAAAAACAAAAAGAAAATATATTTATAAATTTATTAGAAGAAGAAAAGATTGTTAATCAAACAAAACTGGATATAAATCATAATATTAAACATGATAATCAAACTAATTTTTTAGTTAATCAAATTAAACTATTAAATAATAAATTAGAGTTACAAAAAAAAGAATCAGAAATTAAAATAGAAAAGCAAAAAACTGATATAGAAAATAGATTAAAATTAATGACTGATAGATATAATGAATTAGAAGAAAAACATAATGATGTAATAAAAATTAATGAAAAATTACAAACAAAAATGAATAATATTGTTAATAAAAATAAAATTACTAATAATATAAATTCAAATAATAACATAACAAATACAATAATTAATAATCCAATAATTAAATTAGTTAATTTTGGTTCAGAAGATTTAAGTAAAATATCTCATAATATTTTTATTGATACTATAAAATCTCAAGGTATTGGTTTATATAATAGAGCAATTGATGGCATTCATTTTAATAAAGATCATCCTGAAAATCATAATATTTATATTAGTGATATAAATAGAGGTAAGGTTATGATTTATAAAAATAAAAAGTGGATAATTGATAATTGGGATAATATTTTTCCCGATTTACTTGAAAAAGTTGTACAATTTGGATATGACAAAGAACAATTTTTAGTTGATTGTGATTATAGATTAGATGGTAAAAAATATAATAAACAAATGATTAAAAATGGAATCAGATGGTATAAATTATTATCAGAAGATGAACCCGATGTAGATTATTTCACATTAGATCCAAAAGATAGACCTCAAATTGATAATGATACTTATAATGATTATGTTGAAATGCAAGAATTTAGAAAAAAACATCCTAAAAAAAATACTGAATTAAATATAAAAAATAAAGTAAAATTAAATATGTATAATAAAAGAGAAATTCCAATAAATAATTATAAAAATATAGAATTTGATAAAATAAATTAATTAATCAATAAATTTTTATTTAAATTTTATAAAAAAAAATAATTTAAAAAAAAAATAATTAATTTATTGATTAATTTATCTCTTAATTCTTTTTTATATTTTTATAATCATAATTAATTTATCTTTGATTTCTTTCAAAATAAATTTTCTCTTTTTTATTTTATTTTATTTTTTATTGTTTATTGATATTGATATTATTATTAATTGTTTTATCTTTTTATTTTTTAAATTTATTTTTTATTATATTATCTTAATTGGATTATTTTTTTACTTTTTTTCATTATATAGTATATTTATAATAATCCAACTATTTTTTTATTTAATCCTTTAATGAAGAATTAATTAATTTAAATAATTTTAAATCATATTTATAGTAATTCAATAAAATTTCTTTATTAAATAATATAAAAAAGTGAATTTCTTAAATTATTAATTATATAAATATTTACTACAAAAATTTTGTTGGATTACTATATTTTATTAATATATTTATTTTATATGGTGTTATTATTTTTGTATTTTTATTATTTAATTTATTTTTATTTGTTGTTTTATAAGTTTTATTACTTAATAAAACAAAATATATTGTTTTTGATTCTTATATAAAGTATATACTTATTAATAATAAAAAATTAAAATAAACTTAAAAAGTATATACTTTTTAATATTAAATATCATACAAAATAGTAAACAATATAATAGTATTTGATTGGGATTTTAATAAAATATTAGATGATAAAATAATTCAAGTAATAAAATTATGTGATACAGTATATTTTAATAATTATGATAATATTGATATATATATACAAACAAATAATAAATATAATAATAATTCTGATAAATATATAAAAGGAAGTAAATTTAAGCAACCAATAAATAATTTACCAAATTCTATAATATATTTAACATTAGGTTATAATTTTAACCAACCAATAAATTGTTTACCAAATTCAATAATATATTTAAAATTAGGTAGTTGTTTTAACCAAACCAATAAATAATTTACCAAACTCAATAATACATTTAAAATTTAATAAATATTCTTATTTTAATCAACAAATAAATAATTTATCAAATTCCATAATACATTTAACCATTAACTTATAGTTTTAATTAATCAATAAATTGTTTACCAAACTCAATAATATATTTAATATTAAGTTATAGTTTTAATCAATTAATAAATAATTTGCCATTATTATTAAAAAAATAAAATAAAATAAAACAAAAAGTAAAATTTAAGTATCTTGTAAATATGATATAGTATAATATTAATAATAAAAAAATTGAAATAAATTTATAAAGTATATACTTATTAATAATAAAAAATTGAAATAAACTTAAAGTATATACTTATTAATATTAAAATGTCATATCATCAAGTAGTAAACAATATAATAGTATTTGATTGGAATTTTAATAAAATATTAGATGATGAAATAATTCAAGTAATAAAATTATGTGATACAGTATATTTTAATAATTATGATAATATTGAAATATGTTTAAAAACAGAAAATAAATGTAATAATGATTATAAAAATTGGAAAAAATCTGTATTTAATCAACCAATAAATAATTTACTAAACTCAATAACACATTTAATATTAAGTTATTATTTTAACCAATCAATAGATAATTTACCAAACTCAATAACACATTTAATATTAGGTTATTGTTTTAATCAACAAATAAATAATTTACCAAATTCATTAATATATTTAACATTAGGTGATAAATTTAATCAACCAATAAATAATTTACCAAACTTAATGACACATTTAATATTAGATTGGTATTTTAATCAACCAATAAATTATTTACCAAATTCATTAACATATTTAACATTAGGTTGGAATTTTAATCAATCAATAAATAATTTACCAAATTCATTAATATATTTAACATTAGGTTGGAATTTTAATCAACCAATAAATAATTTACCAAATTCATTAACATATTTAACATTAGGTGATTGTTTTAATCAACCAATAAATGATTTACCAAATTCAATAACAAATTTAACATTAGGTAATTGTTTTAATCAACCAATAAATGATTTACCAAATTCAATAACATATTTGACATTAGGTTGGTGTTTCAATCAACCAATAAATGATTTACCAAATTCAATAACACATTTAATATTAAGTTGTAATTTTAATCAACCAATAAATGATTTACCAAATTCAATAACACATTTAATATTAAGTTGTGATTTTAATCAACCATTAAATAATTTACCAAATTCAATAACATATTTAAAATTAGGTTGGAATTTTAATCAACCATTAAATAATTTACCAAATTCAATAACATATTTAAAATTAGGTTGGAATTTTAATCAACTAATAAATAATTTACCAAATTCAATAACACATTTAACATTAGGTAAAAATTTTAATCAATCAATAAATTGTTTACCAAAATCAATAACACATTTAATAATAGGTAATGATTTTAATAAATCAATAAATAATTTACCAAATTCATTAACATATTTAGAATTTCATGAATATTCTTGTTTTAATCAATCAATAAACAATTTACCATTATCATTAATACATTTAATATTAGGTGAAGAATTTAATCAACCAATAAATAATTTACCAAATTCAATAACAGATTTAATATTAGGTTGTAAATTTAATCAACCAATAAATGATTTACCAAATTCATTAATATATTTAGAATTTCATGAATATTCTTGTTTTAATCAATCAATAAATAATTTACCATATTCATTAACATATTTAGAATTTAATGATTATTCTTGTATTAATTAATCAATAAATAATTTACTATTATCATTAACATAATTAAATTAGGTAGGGATTTAAATTAATTAATAAATGATTTATTAAATTCATTAACATATTTAGAATTTCATAAATGTTTTTGTGTAAATAAAAATTGATAATTAAAATTTATATAATTTTTAAAGTAATAATACAATTATAATGAAAAAAGATTATAATAAAAATTGTAGATTAAGATATTTTATTGATAATAATAATAATAATAATAATAATAATAATAATAATAATAATAATAATAATAATAATAAAGATTATATTAATGATACTATAATTTTTGAAGGTGATATTAATGATAATTTTACTTATAAATCTGAAAGAAGTTTTAAATTTATGAAAAATTATTTAGAATATATTGATTTTCTAAGTAATACAACTCTTAATATTTTTAATTTATTAAATATTAATTTAATCAATAATGTAAATGATTTAGATAATATATATAATGATATGAAAATAATAATTAGCGGATATTATCAAAACAATATTTTGAAAAATGGTAAAATATCTTTTTTTCATAACAATATTGAAATATTAATTTTTAATATTTCAAGAGGAAAATATTTTAAAAAAATTCAATGTTATATTAACAAAAAAAAAAAATTAGCTAATGATTTATCTTATTTTGAAGAAATTTTATTTTATGATATAATTATAAAAATAAATAATAATAAATTAAAATTACAAGAAAAATATATTTTACCATATTATAATTTTAATATTGTTTATATAAAAATTTTTGATTTTGATACTAAAAATATAATATATGATGGTGAATTAAATTACAATATTAATAATAATAAATATTCTTATAATGGTAATGGTAAATTATATTTTAATAGAGAAATTATTTATGATGGATATTTTCATAATAATTTCATTTTAAATAAAAACAAAACATTTGGTATTGAATACAAAGTTTTTACAAATAAAATTGTATATTTTGGAAGTTATAAAAATGGATATAAATACAAGAAAAGAATGTATTAATAAAATGAAAAGAGTTTAAAAATTAGTATGTGATATATGTTAAAATAAATATAAAATTTAATTTAATTATTTTTATATTATTTGTATTTAATTTTATATTTTAGAATTAAAATAATTTTAGAATTCTAATTAATATTAAAAATAATAAATTATGATGCAAATTAATATTAAAAATAATTTTTATATAGGATATATTTATAATTATAATGATTAAAATAATAATAATTGTAATATTAATATTATTACTATTAGTAACACTATATTCATATTATTGTTTGAGTTCAAGAATGACAGAATATGAAAGAATAAGATTAGAATATATATTAAATAAAGAAAATGAATTAAATAATAAGGAAAAAAATATTAAAGTAGTTACAGAATGTGCAGAAAAAAATGATAATTATCAACAAGCAATACGTAATATAAATACAATAATAGATAAATTAAATTTACCCCCAGAATCAATATGTAGAAAATATAATGATATAAATAATAACAAAATAGAAAATGAAATAAAATTAAAAACAGAAGTTATTGATAAAATAAAAAATTTGGAAATATATCATGAGGTTCCAATTGAATATACAGAATCAGAAAATAAAAATTAATTTCTATAATCAATTTTTGTATTTAATTCATTTTCCCAGATACCAACTAAAAATGTTAAAAAATTTTGGAAATTACGATTAACAGGAATATTAATAATTTCTGTTTTTAATTTATCTAAAATATTAAAACCAAAATTTTTATAATTATAATCAAATGATTCAACATTATGATATATTTGTTCATAATTATCTATATTAAAATCAAACCACAATACATTGTTTAAATATTCATTAATATTTAATTTAATTTTATTTTTATTTTTGTTAATTTTAATTTGTTCAATAAAACCAGTAGGTGTAACAAAAGCATCTAATTCTTCATATAAATTTTTAATATCAAATTTTTTTTGATTAATATAAAATAATTTATTATCAATACATTCATCATGAAATTGTATATTTGTATTATTATTTAGATAATCAAAAGGTGTATAAAAAGGTATACAAATTTCAACATCATAATTAATTATTATAAAACATTTAATAATTTCATTTAAATTTTTAATAACTTCTTCAAAATTTTTATTTTTTGGTAATAAAAATTTTGAAATACAACATTTTGCAGGATCAATTAATATAGTATTTAAAATTTGATTTTTTTCATAATCAATTTGAGTAGTATTAATAGTTAAAGGTTGTCCCCAAGAATCAAAAAATTGTATTGATAATTTATTAAGATTACCCAATAATGATTCTGGATAAGTTTTAGTAGCAGAATATGGAATTAATTTTAAATAGAGTGCTCCTAAAGTTTTATCATAAATAAGTAAAAAAGATTTATCAGTAACAGGATTTGTTCCAAAATTTCTTATACTTTGTAATTCTTTAATAAATATTTGAATAAATCTATCACCCAAAGGATTATATTCATTTCTATCATCAGGAATATATCTATTATTTAATATACAATAATCTTTAATTCTATCATATTCATCTTTAAAAAAATTTTTTTGATGATGTTTTTTTCTACAAAAATTCCAACATTTATTAATACAAATTGAATTATATCTAGGTATAACTGCACAATCTAATCTAACATAATAAACATTTTTAAAATCTCTAATAATATTTGGATCAAATGATCTTTCAAGTTTTAATGTATATTCTTTAATAAGATCAGGATTATCAAATATAAATATTTTTTCATCTGGATTATCTGCAACATTATTTTGAATATTATTTTGAATATTATTTACATAATTATTTGAGATATTATTTTTTTTATTAAAACTTCTATATTCACTTGTTAAATTTGGTTTAGATACTACAGGTGCAATTCCTGAATTAGTAATAGGTCCTAAATATACAACATAATTAAAAGGATCAGGATATAAAATAACATTTCTATCAGATGAATCAATATTTAGTCTATATTCTTTAAGTGCTTCTCTTAATAAATTTTCATTTAAATTATCATATAAGGTTTCATGTTTATTTTTATTATCAGGCATAAACATAATTGGTTTATTTGATTTAAAATTATTATTAATATTAAATTGTGAATAATCTTTTAAATTTTCTAAATTTGCAGAATTATTAACATTTTTATCAAAAGTACTAAGTGGTTTAAAATTATTATAATTATTAATATAATTTTGTTGCTGATTTACTGCATTTTCTAATTGATTTGGATTACTATAACCCGTTGAAGAAATTGAACTTTGATCAAATGTTAAATTTTGATTATTTGCATATGAATAATTTGGTTGTATTCCAGAAATTTGATATTTGGGAACATTATTTTTATTATTCATTTAAAATAGTTGTATATAATAAATATAAATATTTTGTTTTTTTAAAATATACATTAATTATTTATATAAAATATATTAAAAAATGAAATAATAAAATTTAATATTTTAAATGTTTAATTTAATAAAAAATAAGATAAAATAATATTATATTAATAATAATAAATGGAGAAATATTTTTTTTCAGAAAAAAATGTTGGTAATTTAACTAAACAATTAATAATAAATCTTGAATTAAGTAAAGAACAATTAAATAATGATGTTGTTATAAAATGTAAAAATATAATTATGAAACAAATGAAAATAACATTTGGAAAATATGGAAATATAAAACCACAAAATATTAGTTCAAAAGAATATATTATGAAAATGAATAATAAAAGTTTAAAAGATTGTTTGGAAATATTTAATGATAAAAAAAATTCATATAATTCTAAATCTAAACAAAATACTAATCCATATATCAATCAAAATTTCAATCAAAATTTCAATTCCAATTCCAATTTTGATAAAAATAATCAACATAATAGAACAAGTAAATATGGACTAGTTGGTACTAATAATAATTCATTTTTAAGACCTGATGAAATTATGAATAAAATGAAAAATCCAAATCATCCACAACAAATATCAGAACCTTCAAAAGAATATGGAAGTTATTCAGATACTGGAGGTTATGCTTCTTTTTCACAAATTAGTAATAATGTTGGACCAGGACTTTTTATAAATGCTGCAGGAGAATATGGTATGCCATTAGAAGTAGAAAATGAATCAAAATTTCCACAAAATGATGGAAAAAAAAATTATGCTGATGATCTTGCAAAAAAAATGGATATGAGAATAAGTCAATATGGTGGTTATAATAATACAAATAATATGAATAATGATGAACAAATGATTTTAGCACGTAAATGGTTAAATTTAGATCAGTCAAATCAATCACTTAATAATAATATGAATAACAATATGAATAACAATATGAATAATAATATGAATAATAATATGGGTATGAATAATATGGGTATGAATAATATGGGTATGAATAATATGGGTATGAATAATATGGGTATGAATAATATGGGTATGAATAATATGGGTATGAATAATATGGGTATGAAT